GATTTATTAAATGCTCCAATTTGTGAAGTGCTTGGAAGCGTGGTTTTTTTTTATCAACTATTCAACAATTGGATAAAGAATACACCGGATTATTTAATCAAACAGATGATGGAGATGGGGATGACGAAGAGTTCAGCAGAGTTCCTACATCGCCTTTTATGGACAATTTCGGATGGATTTATCAAGCGAGTATCGTTGCCGAGTTTGAGCGAATCCGACTTGAAGAAGTTTACGAACTCTCCACAATTCAATTCTTAAATGATTTGTCATATTTAAAATCAAAAGCCGAGTTCGATAAGGAGCAAATGAAAAAAATCTATGGCAAAAAGCAATAAACAAATAGAACAAGAGGTTTTGAGTTTATTAGATTCACAAGGTATTTCTTCAAAGGATGTATTTGAATTAGAAGAATTACCCCCATTAAATAAATATCTTGTTTTAACTGCTGCTAATTTTGTTTTAAAGGTTCAAAAGAATTTACGAGATGCCAAGAAAATAGATACAGGAAGATTAAGTTCTGATATTGAATCTGGAGATGTTGATGTAACGGAAAGCGGTTTAAGCATTACTGTTGGTTATCCAGAAGGTTCAGAGGCTAATAATTATGCTGACTTTGTAAATAAAGGGGTTAAGGGAGCGGTAGATAAAAGAAGAGCACCGGGTTCGCCTTATTCATTTAAGAATCAATACCCTAATAAGAAAATGGCTTTGCAATTAGCAAAGTGGTATCGTAGGCAAGGTATAAATGCAAAGGCAGAAACTAAACGAACAACAAAAAGAGGATTACAAAAGAAAAGGCAGTCGCTATCTACTATGGCAAACCAAGCCAATAGTTTAAAATCATTAGCTTATGCAACCGCAGCTAACATAAAAAAGAAAGGATTAAGAAGAACAGGATTCTTTGATAAAGCAGTTGATAGTACCTTTAACGAAGAAACTTTAAATATGTTTGCGATGTTTATGTAGGTGGTAACTTGGTAGCAAGGTTAAAGAGTTTTCCGCAACCTGTATCTTCAAAAGGTATTTTTAATGTTGCTCCGGTAGTTCGTAACTATTGGGCATCGTATTTTAAACCAGACATCATTACACCTTCGGCCTTCTCTTATACAGGTTCAGATATTTACGTTGATTATGAATTAAAGTTTGGCGAAGAGTATGGTGGCACAACTTATTTAGATTTAATAACCACAAGTAAGTTCGGTTACAATTACATTCAAGATTATCTTTATACTCCGACAAGTCCTATGTATCTTACTCCATTAGAGTACGAAACACAATATCAAGGAAACTTTATTTCAAACAGAGATTATGCCAATATCAAATTCATTTATTAGATATATCTCCACGAGCAATTAACGATTATATTGCTTCATCAATTATTACTTCTACTACTGTTTACTATGATGTTAAAATAAAGATTGCAGGTAATTTAAGAAACACCGCAAGAGTGTATTTAAGTTGTACTCAAAACGATGTAGTTACTTTACATTATTTAAATGCTCTTGGTGGTTACGATACAATGGATTTTACCGCAGTTAATAGACAAACCAGAAACATAGAAAAGAGTTCATTCGAAGGAATAGAATGGGAATATTCAAGTAACTATATGAACCGAGCAAACACTTATGGTGTAATGTATGGTGGTAGTAATCAATTTGCTACGAGACAAAAATTAACTTACAGATTAATTTCGGATTGGTTAAGTTATATAGATTATTTAGCAATCAAAGAACTGATTGGTTCTTCGGAAATATATTTAGAAAGAGGTAATAATTTTATTCCTGTTCAAGTTGGTACAAATACTTGGGCAGAGAAAAAGCGTTACGCAGATAAGACCTACAATTTAGAATTAGATATCTCAATAGCGAATAACATAAACTCACAATTCAGATGATAACTGAAATCTACATAGAAGATAATAGGTTAGATTTAAGCAAAGATTTATCATCAGAGTTCACATATGCTATTGATGATATACAAGATTTTGCTGCAAGAAATACAGGTTTTTCCAAAACTATAATCTTACCGGGCAATGCAATTAACAACAAACTATTCGGTCACATATTTGAGTTTTCATCAAGTAACTTCTATGATAGCACCGCAGATAACGTGGGTTACAACTTCAACGCTTCCAAGTCAGCAAGTTGTGTTATTTATGTAGATAAGATACAAGTATTTAAGGGTATTATTCGACTATTAGAAATAACTATTGATAGGGGAACGATAGAATATGAGTGTGTTGTATTTGGGGAATTAGGTGGCTTTGTAACGGCTTTAAATAACGATAAATTAGAAGATTTAGATTTTAGTGCGTATAATCACGTTTGGAATGCAACAAATATTTTAGCTTCTTGGGAACAAGCCTCTGGAACTACTGCTTCGGGAATGGGATATTATTATCCGCTCATTGACTATGGGCAAGTTCTTACTAATAAAAAGCATTGCAGTTACAAGGCTTTCCGACCTGCTTTATTTGTTAAAGAATACATTGATAAAATTATTACTAATTCTGGTTATACATACGAAGCACCTTTCTTTGATACAAACTTATTTAAGAGATTAGTAATACCAAACAATCAAAGGTTTTTAAGTAATAGTTCAGATGTAGCTTTTAGTGGAACATTTACTGCATTGAATGGAGATTTTTTTGGTTCTCCTACACCAAGACCTTTTTTATCTATTCCAAGTATTTTTAATCAAGGGTATTTTACTCCTTCTAACTCTTTTACTCGTTTTACTTATACAGGTGCAGCGACTATACAAATAAGATTTGAATTTACAATCATAGGAGAAACAACAGATAGGACTTATATTTTAATCAACAAAAACGGAACAGGTGCCGAGACATTTCCTATTGAGCAAGGTTTGTTTAGTTATGTTGAGCAGAGTACAGGATACATATCATTGGCTACAAACGATTATATTGAATTTAGATTAGATTGGGATGGATGGGCAACAGGGGATGATGTGAGGGTAGAGACATATCAGTTTGATACCAAGTTTAGAACATCAAGCACTCAAGCCGTTCCTTTAAATTTAAACGAAACAATCTTTATTAATAATACAATTCCTAAAGGTGTTTTCCAAAGAGATTTTATTGCTTCTATTATTAAAATGTTTAATCTGTATATAGTAGAAGATACAACAAGATATAAGCATTTAATAATTACTCCTTACATAGATTTCTATACAACAACTGCTAATTTTTTACAAGTTAATGACCTTGAAGAAGAACTATTAGTTGATAATCTTGATTTACTTTTATTAGATGATTATACTGCATCGCATTTAGATTGGAGTACAAAAGTTGATAGAAGTAAGCCTTTCAAATTAAAGCCAATGTCGGAACTTAATGGAAGGTTCTTCGAGTTTAAATATAAGAGCGATGTAGATTATTACAATGAAGATTATGCAAAGCATTATGCTCAAGGTTATGCTGACCATATCGAAGATACCGGCTATGAGTTTGCAAACGATAAACAAACCAATGAAGTAATATTTTCAGCTACTCCTTTATTAAGTTATCAAAATGATGATAAAGTTTATCCGACTATTTTTAAATTAACTAATACAACATCAAATACTCCAACCGAAGACCCGATAGACCATAACATACGAATAATGCAAGTTCGTAAAATAACAGGAGTTAGTTCTTGGGATTTAAAAAGCGATTCTGGTAACCTTGTTAATAACTTAACATATTATGGTTATGGTGGGCATTTAGACGACCCGGATGCACCAACATCAGATATTAACTTCGGTGTACCTAAAGAGATTTATTTTTCTTTATCAGTTTCTTATCCTTCTGCTAATTTGTTTAACGGATTCTGGAGTGATTATGTTGCAGAGATTACCGATAAGGATAGTAAACTTTTAACTTGTAATGTTTATTTAAAGATAACCGATATCTATGGTTTAGATTTCTCAAAACTGATATATATAGATGGAGCCTTATGGAGATTAAATAAAGTTATTGACTACAACCCTACGAACCCCGAAAGCACTAAATGTGAATTTTTACGAGTAATTGAATTAACATACGCATAATATGGCAAGAAGTATAGTAGATGTAATTATTAATGTTGTAACAGGCAATGCTAATAAGAAAGTCGATGAATTAGATAAAAATGTCGAACAATCTTATTTCTATTTTTATTAATGTAACTGACCAAGTTTCAAAGAGTACAAATGGATTTGAAGCGTTAGGAAAAGTAATGAGTGGTATTTTAACTCTTGCTATAACTCCTTTAAAATTGGCATTTGATGGAATCAAACTTGTTATTAGTGAAGTACAACTTGCTTGGGAAAAATCTTGGTTTGGAGATAAAGACCAGACAAGAATAAAAGAATTAACTCAAGAGATTAATGGTATTAAGGATAATCTTGCTCAAACAGGAGCAAATGCGGTTAACGCTGGTAAGGACATTTACAATAATTTTTCTGCTGCGGTTACTTCTGTTGGTCAAGTTGTTAGTGGAGTTGTAGATAAGGCTTCTAAAATGAATGTAGCGGCTATCTACGAGCAAAGCAAAGCTACTATTGCTTTAAAGAATAATGCTAAAATAGCTGAAGCACAATTACAAGGATTAGTTGAAAAATACGATAGACAAGCAGAACAATTAAGACAAGTAAGAGATGATGAAACAAAGAGCATAGATGAAAGAATAGAGGCTAATGCTCAATTAGGAAAAGTTTTAGATGAACAAGAAAAAGCATTAAAGAAACTTGCACAAGCAAGAGTTGCAGCAGCAGCAGCAGAACTTGCACAAAATAAAGACAATGTAGATTTACAAGCAGCATTGATACAAGCACAAAATGAAGTAGCTGCGGTAGAAGCAAAGGTCGCTGGTTTAAGGTCAGAACAATTAGTAAATGGCAATGCACTTGCTAAAGAAAAATTAGAAATTGATAAATCGGTAATTGCTTCCAACAATAAGATTGCGTTAGACCAAAAGAAAAACAATGCTGATTTAATTCTTGATGAAGTACAAAAGTTAGAAACTAAAAAGGCTCTTTTAAAAGAAGAAGGCGATTTAGAATTAACAAGATTACAACAAAACATTCAAAATACAAAGGCTGGAACTGCTGCAAGAGCAGAAGCAGAAATAGCATTCAATGAAAAGAAAGCCGAACTTGCAAATCAAGGTGCAGCATTAGAGCAACAAATTGGTGTAGCAAGATTAAACAATGAATTAGCAACAATAAAAAATATTGTTAATGCTAACATTGACCAACGAAAGGAACAATTAGAATCAGAACAATCTGCCATAGATACTGCTTTTGAAAACAAACTAATTAGTGAGCAAGAATATAATGCTAAATTAAAAGAACTTTCTACACAAAGAATTGCGATATCTCAAGAAGAGTTTGACCTTGTAGTTAATAATGTAACTAAAATTAGAGATAGCTTTGTTAATGTAGTTAGCGAAGCGGGTAAGAATTTAGATTATCAGCAACAATTATTAAAGCAAAGTTATGACCAAGGATTAATAACACAGGATGAATATAATAAACAAAGTGAGGAATTATCAAGGAAAAAAGCCGTTCAAGAAAGAAATTTAGCCTTGTTTAATTTGGCTATTGACACAGGGGTAGCTATTGCTGGTATCGTAAGACAAGCAAGTAGAAATCCCACTAACTTAACACCGCCTCAATTAATTCTTGACATTGCGATTCGTAGTGCTGCGGTTTTAGCTAACATATTCAAAGCGAGAAATGCAATTAATCAAGCTAAATTAACAAGTCCTTCAAGTATCGGTGGTGTTGGCGGTGGTGGTGCTGCTCCTGTTGTACCATCTGCTCCGTTAGTAAATACAAGAACACAACTTGATTCAACAACAATTCAGCAATTAGGTTCAGCAACAAATAGAGCGTATGTAGTTGAAAGTGATGTAACTAACTCACAAGAAAGAATTAGAAGAATTAATAGGGCTGCAAGATTAAGTTAAAATCTATTTATATTTATGGAAAAAGAATTACCAATATACCGATTAGATATAGTTGAAGATTTAGAATCAAATGTTGAAGTTGATTTTGTAGCGTTAGTAGATAGACCTGCGATTGAGAAATCATTTTTAGCTTTCCAAGATTCATATTCCGATTATCCGGATTCAGTTAGTAATAACGCAAAGGCTGCTTTAAAATGGGCAGATGAAAACGGATGGGGTTCTTGTGGTACTCCTGTTGGAAAGCAAAGAGCCAACCAATTAGCCAAAGGCGAACCTATTTCTTTTGAGACAATTAAAAGAATGTACTCCTTCCTTTCAAGGCACAAAGAGAACGCACAGAGTTCAAAGGGTTATGGAGATGGGTGTGGGCAATTAATGTACGATGCGTGGGGTGGAGCAAGTGCTTTGAGTTGGGCAGAGGCTAAAATAAACTCAATAGAAAAACAAAAGTTTGCCATTCAAGATGAAGAGGAAAGAATCATAAGCGGTGCTTTGATGTTAGCCGATACTCCCATTTATCGTAACGATGCCAATGGGGAATATTATGTTGTATTTACTAAAGACACTATTAAAAAGATTGCTCAAAAATACTTTAAGAAAGGTTACCAAAATAACGTAAATTTGATGCACGATTCCGGTCAAGTGATGGATGGGGTAACAATGTTTGAAAGTTGGATAGTAGATGAAAAAAGAGGAATAAAACCAATGAAGGGTTTTGAAGATGTAAAGGATGGTAGTTGGTTTGGTTCTTTTAAAGTTGAGAACGATGAAGTTTGGCAGATGATTAAGGATGGCAAAGTACAAGGGTTTTCGGTTGAGGGAATATTTAATTACAAAACCCAATCCAAGGAAGAGAAGATGATGCAAGACATCATTGATATTCTAAAAGAGGTTTCATAGTTAGTTTTCATAGTTTTGTTTGAAGGGGGGTGTTTCTACACTCCCCTTTTTCTATTTGGTCACTTACGTAAGTGTTGACTATTTATGGGTAAATTCTTTATGTCTCCACAAGAAGCATTATTAAAAATCAAGGCGATGTTCGCAGAGCAAACTGCTCCCGAAGTTGCCGTAGCCAATTTCGCTGAATATGTTTTAGCGAGTGGTGTTAAAGTTATGGTTGATAAACTTGAGGTTGGCGGTAAGGTTACTCTGTTAGATGAAGCCGGGAATGAAGTTCCTGCTCCTGTCGGAGAGCATACTCTTGCTGATGGTTCTGTTATCGTTTTAGATGAAACAGGCACAATCCTTGAGATTAAAGTTCCAGAGGTTGAAGTTGAAATCGAAGCACCAGAATCTGAAGTTGAATTAATGAAGAAGAAGGTTGCTGAAATGGAAGCACAAATTGAGGCTTTAAAGAGTTACAAGAAAGAGGCTGAAGTTAAAATGAATGAGAACATCAAAGAAATGAGCGACAAATTTTCAAAAGCTATTTCTGAACTTACAGATGTTGTTATCGAATTAACAAAAACTCCTTCAGTTGCTCCTACACAACCTAAACAATTCACAAAGCATTTCGAATCTAAAAACGATAAAATTTCTCGTTTTCTTTCTAATTACGCAAAATAAATTTTTAAAAACTTAAAATTTAATAACAATGGCTTTTGATGTTTCAGCATTAGCAAATTATACCAAAGAGAATGAAGCTCTATT